ATGTACATTGCAGTAGCAGGAACCGGATATGTAGGTCTTTCGCTGGCCACATTGCTTTCACAATATAATCATGTGACAGCTGTGGATATTCTGCCAGGAAAGATTGAAAAACTGAACAAATGGATTTCACCGATCCAAGACGAATATATTGAAAAGTTCTTTAAGGAGCATGAGGAGAGAGGATTGGATCTGCACTTTGCTCTGAATACAGAAGGTGAGGAAAACCCATCCGATGAAGTGTATCGTAGAGCAGACTTTGTAATCATTGCAGCTCCTACGAACTATGACAGCCAGAAGAATTTCTTTGATACTTCAGCGGTCGAGTCTGTTATTGAGCAGGTACTCCGCTGCTCAGATACAGCTTTTATGATCATTAAGTCAACTATTCCGGTTGGCTACACAAAGTCGGTACGCGAAAAATATCACACAAACCGCATTTTGTTCAGCCCAGAGTTTCTAAGAGAGTCGAAGGCTCTGTACGATAATTTATTTCCCAGCCGTATTATCGTTGGAACCGACTCTTCTGATCCAGAAGTGGATAGGGCGGTTCATACCTTTGCAGAACTTTTGCGTCAGGGCGCTGAGAAGAAGGATGTCGAAGTCCTTACCATGGGATTTACCGAAGCAGAGGCGGTAAAGCTCTTTGCCAATACTTACCTGGCACTTCGCGTCTCTTATTTTAATGAGCTCGATACTTACGCTGAGATGAAGGGTCTCAACACAGCACAGATTATCAAGGGTGTTTGTCTTGATCCACGCATTGGAGATTTTTACAATAATCCGTCCTTTGGCTATGGCGGCTACTGCCTTCCTAAGGATACTAAACAGTTGCTTGCGAACTATGCGGATGTACCCGAGAACTTGATTCAGGCGATTGTTGAATCCAATAGGACCAGAAAGGACTTTATTGCGGACCGCGTACTTAGAATGGCGGGTGGATATGACTTCTCTACATCCAATATGTGGAATGAGGAAAAGGAGAGGCCAGTGACAGTCGGTGTTTTCCGACTTACCATGAAGAGCAACTCCGATAATTTCCGTCAGTCCTCCGTACAGGGTGTAATGAAGCGTATCAAGGGCAAAGGCGCAACTGTTATTATCTATGAGCCGACACTGAAGGATGGAGATACATTCTTCGGATCACTGGTCGTCAACGATTTGGAGCGTTTCAAGGCTGGGTGCGATGTGATTATCGCTAACAGATATGATAAAGTTCTAGATGATGTGAAGGATAAGGTTTACACGAAGGATCTATTCCATAATAACTGACCCACCCCACCCCCTTCATCCCCCATGTCAGCTATGTAGTAACCCTGGCCATGGCGAAGTGGAGAAGGGGATTTTCCAGGCTTGGGGCACACAGCTCCGGGCCGGATTCTTTACAAGTGTGACTTGAAATGTGTGACTAGAAAGGAACGAATATTCCCATGAAAGAAAACGACGGACGCAGGAGAGAAAAGAAGAATCCCAGTGCTGAGTTCATAGACCAGATCTGCTCTCTGTATGATGACGTCTATGATGACCGGGAGGAGGACAGCAGCATCGGTGGGGATGATTGGGCTCCGGGCAAGACGGCTCTTCACACCTCCCTTGTTGCTTTCCAGAAAGAACTGGAAGATGGATACGGCATAAAACTCTCCACGGCGAAGATCCGGAAGATACTGATCACCGGTGGATGTTGGACCACAGAGCGGAGTCGAGAGGTTGGAGAGCTATATGAGAAGTACGGGTCTGTGGCTCGGGTCGCCAAGGAGCTTGAGCTATCAGAGACACTGGTGAAGACCTATTTGCCATATAAGAAGGTTGTATATGACCTGGAAGAGAAAAGCGGAAATGCTCGAAGAGTTGAGCGGTGGAGAGAGAAGAGGAAGAAATAACAACAATAACACACAGAACAATAACACCCCGGAGTGGTTTTCAGGTCTTGCCTGATCACTGCTCCGGGGTATTTTTTTGCCCTTACGGTTAGGCACATCTAACTTCTGAGCTGTTCCGCACTTGTTCCACCGCTTGTTCCGGGGTTGTTCCCGCACGGCGCTTGGCATTTCAGCCCTTGGAACAACTGGAACAAGAAATAGACAAATACAATATTTTAAGAAGAGAACCTATATATGGGGTGTATATAGTACAAAAGTAATTAATGGGCAAACCTGTTCCGGTTGTGGCCTTGTTCCGTTACCTTGCTCTTCTTGACATCATTTTCCCATCCAGCCTCAGAGGTGGTTCCCATTGCGGGTTCCGCTTCTGGGGCTTTTTTCGTTTTCGACGCATTACTCCATATCTGCCATGAAGTCGTCCATTTCATCTTCATCTCTTACCTGATGTTTTAGCTCGTTGTAGTATTCCCATACAGCTTCGAATTCTTCACGGAGAGGGAATGTTGAGCTCATAAGCGCAGAGTAAAGTTTAGGGTATTGATTTGGGTTATTCAGTACATCACTTGTGTCAAATGAAAGTAATGAGCCTACGATATCGGTGGAGCAATAATCTAACCCGGATGGCAGCTCGGTTACATCGGTCAGCTCCGGATTTTCAAGATTGTCCGGATCATACATTGGTCCATCGGGATCCTGAGACATGCGCCATGCTCTTGGATCAAAGTCAATGTACTCACTCTTCACGAAGCCCGACTCATAAGGAAGTTCACCGGATACCAGATCATAATGATCCAGATGTTTTAGATCGATGATGAATTTATATATGAAGGATGCTGGCGTTGTTTCATCCCAATCAGGCACCTCCCCATCATAGTAATTGCATTCAGGATAGTATCTTTCAAGAAATTCCTTATAGCATATATCTACAGCTTCCGAGTCTTCTCTGAATTCGATATCATCAAAGTCAGTGATTCCATCAAAAATCTCTTCAAGGAACGGCAGGAAAATATACTCCTCGACCTTTTCCGGAATCATGTCATACAACATGGCAAAGGTCTGATCTGAAAATGAACGGTTATGCTTTGTTTCAAAGAGCTTTCCGATTTTCTTCAGTACTTTATCCTTCTGTCTGGAGAAGAATACAGCGCAAAAATACTCCTGGAATGAGCGGTGCGTAAAGTGGTAAGCCATTCCTTCATAGTACATCAAACACATATTAGCCGTCAGATCATATGCAAAATCAGGAGCTTCTACCTTTCCCGGATTTCGTTGAACAATCTTTAGCTTATCAAACGTCTGCCTGAACTGCTGCTGTGAAAAGTCGAATTTCTCTTTCATATATGACTTTGCACAGAATTCTGCAAAGTAATCCGCAAACTGCTCTGCACTTAGCTTTGTGCGCAGTGCCCGCTTATACCCACCTTTCGTCGCATCGTGCCGCTTAGCCAAAGCTTCATATGCTTCATGGTAGAAGATGTGCATCTTTGAGGGGATCTCTGCAAACTGCTCAAAGGTCATCAGCATGATGGTCAACAGCAGCGGGTTGGATGCAAAATCCTGATGTGTGCGGTACAGTTCTGTGTCGAGTTTATCTCTGAACTCCGCTTTTATTGCGGGCTCATCTGGTCGGAACTCCAATTTATCAATAAGTTCCAGCGCTTCCTCTTTAGTCAGCTTCTGCAGTTCTGCGACTCTGAATCTTGTGAAAGAGGTAAAGGCGGTGTACGGCCTTGATGACATTACGTACTGGTTCGAATCGTAAGTGTCAGTAAAAAGCTCAAACTGTTTTTCAAAGACCTGTTGGCTGTCTGAACTTATTTCATCTAATCCATCTAAGAGAAGAAGGCAGCATCCGTTCAAGAGCAATCTGTTCAGTTCTTCTTTTGTACTGCTGGTATCCAAAGCATGAAACACTCGGAAAACATATTCGAATAACGGTTCCGCATTTGGATCATAGTTATTCAAAGCCACAAAAATAGGGAGACGCTGATACTCTTCAATGCTGTCGGCGGCCTGTATGAAGAGATGCTTCATCATCATGGATTTCCCGAGTCCACCCGTGCCGGTAATAATGACATACGGTGAAATACGGATTAGCTTTCCAGGAGTAACATCAGTTATCAGGCCACTTCGAATTGCGTGGTAGCTTCTGTCACAGCAAAGAGTTCCATTGACGTAGATTGAGTTTAGATCGCAGGGCTGTTCACTATATAGGAGTGTTTTTACTTTTCCATATTTACCACGAGCCTTTGCTAAGTAATTACGGTAATTTTCTATATTCAGCACCGGACCTGTTTCGTCTGGGTGTTCTATTCCTTCTTGATCTAATAGCTTCTCAGAAAAAAGGCACGTTACGTGGATGTCATTTCCTATTGCATTGCTCTTGAACTTATCAGGTTGTCCCTTTCCGACAGGCTCATACCACCTCAGATAAGTCGCTCGTCCAGCATTATTTGGAATTCTTTCATGCAGAAGATAATGAATGATTCCGCTCATCAAGGCAGTTAATCTGACTTCGTTAAGGGTTTCCAGTTCTCTCTTACGTATTGAATCACCATGAGCGGGAATTCTCGGCAAGAAAATTTCTTCATCATCAATTGTCTTGTCACGAAGGATGAGTTCAATCAAAGCGGATGCCAGCCAGTCACCGTAATTCTTTACGTCCACATATTTCAGAATGAAAGCATTCATATTATGTGGGGCAAGATATCCGGGTCTGTTAAAACGACGCACTTCAAATAAATTACGGTAAAAATTTTCATCCTCAAATGGAAGCACATTTTTCCCTTCGTCTTCACATTTCTTGAAGTGTGAGACCGCTTTTGCAAATGTCCCGCCGCTCGGCTTCTCATAGCCGGGATCCATAACTCTTATCAATTCAAACAGACAGTTCGGGTCTGTATTTTCATTCTCCTTGCCCCATACACGTTTTCTCGGATATCCGGCTTCTCGGATCAGATCAAAAAATGTGCCCGGGCAAAGTCTGTCAAAATTTTCTTCCATGTTTACCTCTCACGCGCTTTTTATCAATGAAATCAAATTAGTAACGCAAGTAAGCTAAGTAACCTTATTTACCTATTGCACCGTAACCTTAGTAACTCCTCAATGAAGACAGTTCAAAAAGAGATGAGGGTTAGTTGTTCTGTTCTCATTATACAGTTTTCATTCTGAGAATGGGGAAACAAATCCAATTCACACTTGAACCGCATGTTGAGAAATTGACCGCATCAGCCAAGAAAGGAGCCAACCGATGATCAGAGGACCATAGATGTAAAAAGCCGTACCAGAAAAAATCACGTCAACTTCATGTCGAATTATTTCAATGCCTGATTTGCTAGCGATTAGGCGGCGAGATGCAAGACAAAGTCGATCCATACAGAACCACACGGATAAGATCCGCAGTGACTGTAGGTCGTACATGTCGAGCACTCACCGTCTTCTTGCTATGCCTCTAAGGTAGTTCAAGCCGGTGGTGACTCCAGACCATCGGCTTTTGTTGTGCATCCCGCCGCCATCCACACAGACGAAAGGAGCACATATGAACTACAGAGAACTTAAGGCTTTAGTCGCATCCACACAGGGTAAGAAGGTTCCGGGTTACAAGGAACTGATGAAGTCCGGCAGCCGCGTCGTCATCCAGAACGAAGACATCGTCGTCTACGAGAATGGATTCTACATCTACGCAGATGAAGATGGTCATGTCACCGTGTACGCGGTCGATCGCTGCAGTGATCTTACCTACGAGATCCACCCGTCAACCGATGAAGTGAAGGAAGGCACGCAGCTTCCGAACTGCACTACCCACTATTACGCAAAGGCAGCGGTTGCCATCCTGAACGAGAAGTACTTCGGGGATGTCGACTGGAACATCCCGCTGACCGTAGCCGCAGGACATCGTCTCAACCATAACGATGAGCGTGGCTATGAAAAGAAGAAGGCTTACTCCATCGGCAGCGAGCAGTCCGAAGGTGAGGAGGAATACCTCAAGGCACTGGCTGACCGCCAGCTGGATGAAGAGCAGAAGAGCAAGGAATACAAGCGTCTGTATGCGGCTATGGAACATCTGACCGATAAGCAGAAGGAAGTCATCTACCTTTTCTACTTCAAGGGCATGAAGCAGCCGCAGATCGCAGAGAAGCTGGGAATCAGCCTTGATACCGTCAAGGACCATAAGAAGGCCGCTCTGAACAAGATCAAGAAATTCTTCTAAAACCATACAAGCCAATAAACACAAGGGCCTCTCCACAAGAGCTGGAGAGGTTCTTTTCTATATTTTTCTGAAACACACCCCCTCTGGGCACTGAAAAAGCGCAATAGGTGAAGGGAGGTAAATCCAATGGAACTTGTGTATGTGGTATCGCCGTACCGAGGTGACACCGAAACCAATACCGAGCTTGCCAAGCGAGTCTGCGCCATGGCTCTTGCCGAAGGAAAGGTTCCTTACGCATCTCATCTGTTCTTTCCACAGTTTCTGGACGACAACGATCCGGAAGAGAGGGAAGCGGGGATGAAGGCAGGACTGGAGATGATGCAGCTGGCTACGGAAGTGTGGGTTGTCGGCAACCGTATCACTGACGGCATGGCAAAGGAAATCGGTCGTGCAAATGAACTTGGCATACCAATCTTCACGGTAGAAGACCCGGAAGTCGGATGCGAGAGATTAATGGAGGACATGTATGACACTGGAAGAACTGATCGCGATTGTTGCAGAGGAAACGGATGTAAACATGTGCACTGTGTGCTGCGTTCTTAATGCTGCACTCGAGGTGCTGGAGGAAATGGCTGATGAAGAGGAATGAAGTGTTGATGGAAATTGCGGCAGAGATTGATGCTCTGTCCGCATCAGTTAAGAAGCTGATGGAACTGGAGACCCAGGTACCGGAAGAAAAGACAGAAGTCAAAGCAGAGCCAAAGACGGAAGAAAAGAAGTACACCAAGGCAGACGTCAGAAAAGCGTTAGCTCAGAAGAGCAACGAAGGTCAGGCCGCCGAGGTCAGGGCGCTGCTTCAGAAACATGGTGCTTCCCGTCTTTCTGATATTCCGGAGTCTGAGTACAAGGCCATCATGACAGAGATCGGAGGGATGTAATGGGTGCACATTCTTCCCTCGGTCCTTCCAGTTCAGAGCGCTGGATTCACTGTACGCCGTCCGTGAAGCTCTGTGCCGACATGCCGGATGTCACTTCGACATTTGCGCAGGAAGGCACGGATGCCCATGCGGTATGTGAGTACCTGCTGAAGAAAGCGCTCGGACAGGAGGCCGAAGATCCAAGAGAGGATCTCACGTATTACAACGAAGAGATGCAGGAAGCTGCCGAAGGCTATGTTGCTTATGTTTTGTCTCTGATTTCAGAGGCAAAGAAGACCTGTAAGGATGTGATCTGTCAGGTTGAGCAGAAGATCAGCTATGAGCGCTTCGTGGCAGGTGGCTTTGGCACTGCTGACTGCATCATCATTGCGGACGGAACGATGAACGTGGTGGATTTCAAGTACGGCATGGGTGTTGAGGTTTCAGCCAAGGGGAATACCCAGATGCGCATTTACGCTGTGGGTGCCCTTGAGATCTACGATCCCCTGTACGACATCAGTAACGTTCAGATGACTATCTACCAGCCGCGTCTCTCCAATATCTCGCAGGACGAGATTAGCAGAGATGATCTGTACGCATGGGCGGAGGAAGTTCTGAAACCTGCAGCTGCGGAAGCAGAGACCGGCGAAGGAGAGTTTCAGTGCGGAAACTGGTGCCGCTTCTGTAAAGCCAAACATGTATGCCGGGAGCGTGCAAAAGAGAATCTGAAGCTTGCCGCTTATGACTTCGCAACACCGCCGCTTCTGGATGATGACGAGATCGTTGACATTCTGGGCAAGGTGGATCGTCTGGTCCAGTGGGCCAACGACATCAAGGAATATGCCCTTCAGGAGGCGGTCGACGGAAAGAAGTGGGACGGCTTCAAGGTTGTGGAAGGCAGGTCCATCCGGAAATACAAGGATGAGGCTGCAGTTGCAGCAGCCGTAAAGGCGGCAGGGTACGACCCGTACCAGAAAAAACTGTTAACCATCACCGAAATGCAGAAGCAGCTCGGTAAGAGGAAGTTCGAGGAAGTGCTCGGAGGTTTAATCATCAAACCTCAGGGCAAACCGGCATTGGTACCAGCGGACGATAAGCGTCCGGAGTTTAATACAGCAAAAGCTGATTTTAAGGAGGAAAACTGATATGACAAAGAACCCGATGAAAGTGATTACTGGACCTGAGACAAGATGGAGCTACGCAAACGTGTGGGAGCCGAAGGCAGTCAACGGAGGCACACCGAAGTACAGTGTTTCCCTGATCATTCCGAAGTCTGATACCAAGACACTGGATAAGATCAAGGCAGCCATTCAGGCAGCCTACGAAGATGGCCAGAGCAAGCTGAAGGGCAACGGCAAGTCCGTACCGCCTCTTGCAGCGATCAAGACACCGCTGAGAGATGGCGACGTTGAGAGACCGGATGATCCGGCATACGCCAATGCCTACTTCATCAACGCAAACAACCGTAACAAGCCTGGTATCGTCGATGCCGACAGGAATGAGATCATTGATCATTCCGAAGTGTATTCCGGTGTCTATGGCAGGGCATCCATTAATTTCTATGCCTTCAACAGCTCAGGAAATAAAGGAATTGCGTGCTCTCTGAATAACCTTCAGAAGGTGAAGGATGGGGAGCCTCTGGGCGGCCATGTATCTGCTGCGGATGATTTCGCAGATGAAGACGATGACGATTTCCTGAGTTAATACCGTGGGGTGGCAGGGAGAAGATCCTTGCTGCCCCTTATTTTTTATCTTGCGAAGGAACAAGAACAAGATTGGAGGAAAAGAATGAAAACCTTGGAAATTGATATTGAAACGTACAGTGCATTCAACCTCTCTAAGACAGGCGTGTATAAGTACGTCGAGTCGCCTTCCTTTCTTATATTGCTGTTCGGGTATTCTGTCGACGGCGGTGAGGTGCATGTCGTGGACCTTGCCTGCGGAGAGAAGATCCCCGAAGACATAATAAAAGCAATAAATGATGAGAAGGTAATAAAAATAGCCCATAACGCAAACTTCGAGCGGGTGTGCCTTTCTCGTTATCTTGGCCTCCCGGAACATCAATACCTCTCTCCCTCCTCATGGCGCTGCACGATGGTGTGGGCGGCCTACCTTGGCCTGCCGCTTTCTCTGAAAGACGTCGGTACTGTGCTCGGTCTGGAGAAGCAGAAGCTGGAGGAAGGCAAGAACCTGATCCGGGTGTTCTGTGTGCCGAATAAGAATAATGAAAGAACGCTGCCGGAGGAGAAGAAGGAAGATTGGGAATTATTTAAAAGGTATAACAAGAGAGATGTCGAGACGGAAATGGAGATCATGAGGAAGCTGTCCCGTTTCCCGGTGCCGGAATCCGTCTGGGAGGAATACCACATCGATCAGGAGATCAATGACCGTGGTACGGAGGTAGATATGACACTGGTGGAAAGCGCCATCGAGATGGACCAAAGATCGAGAAAAGAACTGATGGATAGGATGCAATCCATCACGGAACTGGAGAATCCGAACTCCGTACAGCAGCTTCGTGGCTGGCTCGGTATGATGGGACAGCCGATGGATACGCTGGGCAAGAAGGAGGTGGCCAAGGCTATGGAGAACGCCTCCGGTGATGTAAAAGAAGTCCTGAGGCTGAGAGGCCAGCTCGCCAAGAGCAGTGTGAAGAAGTATCAGGCCATGCAGAATGCAGTCTGTTCGGGCGGCAGGGTGAGAGGCATGTTCCAGTTCTACGGGGCAACTCACACCGGAAGATTTGCAAGTAAAATAGTCCAGCTTCAGAACCTGCCGCAGAACCATTTGCCGGATCTGGCCGAGGCAAGGGAGATGGTGCGACAGGGCAATTACGAAATGGTGAAGATGCTCTATGAGAACGTTCCAGATACATTGTCGCAGCTGATCCGCACTGCCTTCATTGCCTCTCCGGGCAATCTCTTCTATGTCGCTGACTATTCTGCCATTGAGTGCAGGGTCCTTGCATGGCTTGCAGGTGAGCAGTGGGTGCTGGATTCTTTCATCGCCGGAAAGGACATTTATTGCGAGACTGCCAGCATGATGTATCATGTGCCGGTTGAGAAGCACGGGATCAATGGGAATCTTCGGCAGAAGGGCAAACGAGCTGTTCTTGGCTGTGGTTACGGCGGGTCCGTAGGTGCGCTGATCGCGATGGGCGCTTTGGATGACGGCATGAAGGAAGAAGAACTGAAGCCGATCGTCGACGCATACAGACAGGCGAATCCTCATATCGTGAAATTCTGGTATGACGTGGATCGGGCCGCCAAGACTGCCATAAAGAAAAAGACTACTATTTCTTTGGGGCGGTTGGTATTTGCTTACCAGTCCGGATTCCTCTTCATCACGCTTCCTTCCGGCAGAAGGCTTGCATACGCCAAGCCGAGGATCGGAGAGAATAAGTTCGGTGGAGAGAGTATTACCTATGAAGCGGTGTCCGGAGGAAAGTGGACAAGGCTGGAAACATACGGTGCGACCCTGACGGAGAACATCGTGCAGGGCACAGCGAGGGACATTCTCTGCAATGCCATAAGAAATTTGAGGGAAAAAAGGATCTGCATGCACGTACACGATGAGTTGATTATTGAGGGAAAAGAAGATCTGAACCAGATCTGCGAGGCAATGGCCATCATCCCTGACTGGGGTGAAGGGCTGGTCCTCAGGGCTGACGGGTACACAACGCCGTTCTACATGAAAGATTAAGAACAAGAACAAAAAATTCTGGAAAAGTACACCCCCTGAAAGGGGTAAAAAAGCGCAATAGGTGAGAGGAGTTCCTTTCATTTATTGCGCTTTTTTGTTTTTAGGAGGAAACAGCATGCAGGATTTTAATATTGCATACGGTAACTCTGTAAGTGCGAAGCACTGGTCCAATAAGAAGATCACATGGGATGGCCTGAAGGAAAAACTGAAGACCACGACCCGGACTACAGATACCGTGGCCGAGTACAAGAAAATGAAACGTGCCGATAAAGATGCAGCAAAAGATCGAGGCGGCTTTGTTGCCGGTCAGCTGAAGGGCGGACTGAGGAACAAGGAGAACGTGGTCAGTCGTTCCATGCTGACAATGGACGCAGATCAGCTGAATCCCGGATTCATAGAATCCTATCCCGCCCTCACAGATCTCAAAACGATCATCTACACGACGCACGGTCATACGCCGGAAGCGCCGAGAGCCAGATTCATCATTCCGTTCACCCGTGATGTAACGCCGGATGAATACGAGGCCATCGCCAGATACTTTGCTGACGAGTGGGGAATCGACCAGTTCGATGAGTGTTCCTACCATATCAATCAGCTCATGTTCTGGCCGACGACTCCGGCAGACGGAGAATACATCTTCAAGGATGTTGATGGGGAAGCTCTTGATCCGGATAAATTCTTATCCGCTCACCCTCAGTGGCGCGATTGCAGCCTTCTCCCTACCAGTAGCAGGGAGAGCAGGGTCTGGAAAAGCGAGGTGAAAAAGCAGGAAGATCCGCTGACGAAGAAGGGAATCGTCGGTGCCTTCTGCAGAGCCTATTCAATCCACGATGTGATTGAGAAGTTTTTAGGGGATGTGTACGCACCGTCCACCATGGAAGGCCGCTACCAGTACATCCCGGCTGACTCGATTGCAGGTGTGCAGGTCTACGACGACAAGTTCGTGTATTCCCATCACGCTTCCGATCCCGCCAGCAACCACCTCTACAATGCCTTTGACCTTGTGAGAGTTCATAAGTTCGGGGATGACGACGATTCCTTTAAGAAGATGGCCGGTTTTGCCACAGCGGACGATAAGGTCAAGGTGCTTCTGACCAATGAGAAGGCAGAAGAGGCCAAGAAGGAATTTGAATCTCTGGACGATGGAGATGATGATGACTGGAAGAAGAAGCTCAAATATGGAGCGAAGACCGGGAAGCTGGAGAACAGCGTATGGAACGAGATGCTGATCCTGAACAACGATCCTGACTTCCAAAATTTTGCTTTTAACGAGCTGGCAGGCAGAATCCAGGTGACTGGCCCGATGCCGTGGGACCGTCCGGTAGATAACCCATTCTGGCGTGACGCTGATACGGCACAGCTCTTGGCGCTGCTGGATACGAAGTACACGCCATTCACCAACCGGAATCACGAGGTTGCTTTCACCAAGGTGGCAGATGATAGGAGCTTTCATCCAATAAGGGATTATTTGGACGGGTTGCCGTCATGGGACGGAACGAAGCGAGTGGAGAGAATATTGGTGGACGGGTTGGAAGCGGATGATACTGAGTATGTCCGCACCGTAACCAGAAAGACTTTCGTAGCAGCGGTGGCGAGAATCTATCACCCCGGCACGAAGTTCGATTCAGTTCTGGTCCTCGACGGTGAACAGGGAATCGGAAAATCCACTCTTTATAAGGAACTGGTCGGAGAGGAGTATTTCTCCGATACACTCCAGCTTACCGATATGCAGGATAAGTCCGGCGCTGAGAAGCTGCAGGGCTGCTGGCTGGTTGAGATCGCAGAGCTTGCTGGAATGAAGAAAGCGGACATTGAGAAGGTGAAAGCCTTCATTTCTACAGCAGATGATAAGTACAGACCGAGCTATGGTCGTACCGTAGAGAGCCATCCACGCCAGTGCGTTGTCGTCGCATCTGTTAATGGTGAGAGAGGGTATTTAAGGGACATAACCGGGAATCGAAGATTCTGGGTGGTCAAATTGCACCAGACGGAGCAGAAGAAGAAATATAACATCACGAAGGAAATCCGCGATCAGTTCTGGGCTGAGTGCAAGAAGTACTACGAAGACGGAGAAAAATTATATTTAGAGGGAGACCTCATAAGGGAAGCAGAATCAGTACAGCAGTCTGCCATGGAGCAGGATGATCGTCGCGGTCCGGTGGAAGAGTATCTGGAGATGCTGCTGCCGGATAACTGGGACAGTATGGACACCTTTGCAAGAAGAAATTACATCGAGAGCAAGAATGATCCGACCAGACCGAAGGGCACAAAGAAGAGGGATGAAGTGAGCAACGTTGAAATCTGGGCAGAGTGCTTCGGAAGAAACGTGGCCGACCTCAAACCAACCGACTCATACTCCATTGCAGCGATCATGACGCAGATCCCAGGATGGGAACGATCGAGAACAAGTAAGAAGATTCCGCTTTATGGAAAGCAGCGTCTGTACGTAAGGGAGCAGTGAGGTTGTTCCCGACCCTTAAGGAGGTTGTTCCTTCGGAGGTTGTGGTTGTTCCCGGGTTGTTCCACCATGGTTGTTCCTTGCGGAAAGCCAGTATTTATGCGGGCTTCCGGCATGGTGGAACAAGTGGGAACAAGAATTAAACAAATACAATATATTTAAAAGAATAAGGGTAATAAGAGGTGAATATAAGCATATTAGGGTAATAGGCAAAACCTGTTCCTCTTGTTCTCTTGTTCCTCATTTTAGTATGAGAAGTTTTCAGGAAAAGTTGTTCCGAGGAGGGAATGAGATGATAAAAAGTTGTTCCGAGGAGGGGATGAGATGATTAAAAATGGAAGACCATACACGATCGAAAATGGATGGGAAGATTCCGGGCTCATCACGGAGAAGGATGAGATGGATGAGGTGCTGGACTGGATCAGGGTGAATTTCCTCCCTGCCAAGAATGTCCTGCACGGCCATACGAGCTATGGATTGAAACACATCCTACAGGATGACACTGGGATCTATCTGACGAATAACGAGTTCAAAGATGCCATGATGCTGTGCGGCTATGAGCCGTCCAATCCCAATGAGCTGAACTGGCACTACCGTATCAAGAAGCGGTCACCGGCTTTTTCCCTGTGGAGGAAACGGTATGGAGCGTGACATTGAGAGGAAGCTGAAGGCCGAAGTGGAGAAGCACGGAGGTCTGTGCTGGAAGTTCCTTTCTACCGTGTCCGGTGTCCCGGATCGCATCTGCCTACTTGACGGAGGCGTCTGCATTTTTGTGGAGTTGAAGGATAAAGGCAAGAAGCCAAGGAAGTTGCAGCAGCGGCAGATCCTTCGAATCCGTAATAAGGGCTTTCCTGTCGAGGTGATCGACAGTGAAGAGGGAATTAAGGAATTCGTGAAGAAATACCTGGAGGGAGGTGGTGCCGATGAAGTTCATACCACATGATTATCAGAAATATGCGATAGATTTCATTGAGAATCATGACGAGGCAGCCGTGCTGCTTGATATGGGCCTCGGGTGAGGAAGACAGCGATCAGCCTGATGGCTATCTGGAATCTGAAGTATGAGAGGTTTGAAATCAATAAGGTCCTTGTTGTGGCGCCGCTTCGTGTGGCGCTTTTTTCATGGCCGAATGAAGTAAAGAAATGGGATGAGCTGAAGGACCTGAAGGTGAGTGTGGCGGTAGGTACAGAAACGGAAAGAAGAGCAGCGCTCATGCGGGAAGCGGACATCTACATCATCAACCGCGAGAACGTGCAGTGGTTGGTGGAGAAAAGCGGTTTGAAGATCGATATGGACATGCTGGTTGTGGATGAGCTGTCGTCCTTCAAAAACCCGCAGAGTAAGCGCTTCAAGGCACTGATGAAAATCAGACCCCTTTTCAAAAGGGTTGTGGGGCTGTCCGGCACTCCGGCTCCCAACGGCTTAATGGATCTCTTTGCTGAGTACAAGCTGCTGGATATGGGAAAGCGGCTGGGAAGATTCATCACCCGCTACAGAGCGGAGTATTTCAGACCGGATAAGACCAATGGACTTGTAATTTACAGCTACAAACCCCTGCCGTTTGCAGAGGAGGAAATCTATAAGAAGATCTCGGACATCACGATTTCCATGAAGAGCGGAGATTACCTGAAGATGCCGGAGAAGGTTGTGGTTTCCACAGAAGTTGAAATGAGTCCGGCAGAGAAGCAGAAGTACGACGAGCTGAAGAGGGATCTGGTGATGGAGATTGGAGAAGATTCGATCACTGCCCAGAATGCCGCAGCACTTTCACAGAAACTGTCCCAGATGGCAAATGGTGCTGTCTACACCGATGATAAGAAAGTTTTTTCTTTTCATGAAAGGAAGCTTGATGCCCTTGAGGACATGATCGAAGCCGCCAATGGCAAACCGGTGTTGGTGGCCTATTGGTTCCAGCATGATCTGGAGCGAATCAGCAAGAGACTGAAGGAAAAGAAGATCGAGTTTGAAAAGCTCGACAGCAAGGAAAGTATGGAGCGGTGGAATGCCGGAGAACTGCCGGTCGCACTGATCCATCCTGCGTCTGCCGGACACGGGCTCAACCTGCAGAGTGGCGGCTCGACCATCATCTGGTTTGGGCTGACATGGTCTCTGGAGCTCTACCTCCAAACCAATGGAAGACTCTGGAGGCAGGGTCAGCAGGACAGCACCGTGGTGATCAATCACATCATTACCAAGGGTACTGTCGATGAGCGGATTCTGCAGGCTCTGAAAGACAAAGATGCAACACAGGAAGAAATGATCGCAGCAGTCAAAGCGGAGGTAAAAGATGTATTCAAATGATCCTTATCAGGATTTGGCAAACGCCATCGTCCTGCAGGCAGCGAGAGATTACCGGACAGCCCTGAAGATTTTGAAACGGAATCCGAGGAATGAAGCTGCTGCATGGGAAGTAGATGAAGACGAGAGGTTTTTCAGATCTCCGTGGTTCGGAGTTCTGACAGAAGTAGATGGAGCATATCTGATTGAGAGGATACGAAAGGAGGCGGGCGTATGAGCATTGTCTGGAAATATCTGGATAAGAAAAGCGCCGTGGTGAAGGCGCTGGAAGATTACAGCAGCATGCAATTCATCATTGAACATACTGATGAAAAGATCCGTCAGGAAGAGGAACGAATGACAAGTGTCGGAAGTCCGAGATTTGACGGCATGCCGAGAACCCATAACCCGAATGCCCATGAGGAGCGGCTTCTGGATGGTCTCGAGAAAATCGATGTTCTGAAGGAGCGCTATCGTCAGGCAGTGGAATATATGGAGTGGCTGAAACCTGCGTGGAAGCAGCTCTCGGAAGAGGAGCAGGATGTTCTGGCAACGTTCTTCATTGACGACATGTATGGCGATGGCGCAGCGGATGCAATTGCGAGAACCTACCATATTGAAAGAGCCTCCGCCTACCGGAAGAAGAACCGTGCGCTGGATCATCTGACGCTTCTGCTTTATGGCAAGGAGTGATTCTTGTCCGAATCGTGAGACGATTCAATATGCAAAATGCGGTACATTAATATCGTAGAAAGTGGACCTTGAGAGAGGCCCTTTTCTTTTGGGCGGCACGGCTTTACTCCTTTCACTGTGCCGTCCTTATTTTTAAGAAGGGAATGAAGGAGGCAGCAATGCCACATAAACCAAAACATCCCTGCGCACATCCCGGCTGTCCGGAGCTTGTGCCAGCAGGTCAGAAATATTGTGAGAAGCACAGGAAGATGCATCCGGAAGAGGTGCGGTCGGCAGCATCCAGAGGTTATGGTTCCAGGTGGAACAAGGCTCGGAAGATGTACCTGGCTGCACACCCACTTTGTGAGCAGTGTCTGAAGGAAGGACGGTACACCAAGGCGACAGTGGTCGATCACATACAGCCTCACCGTGGTGACCCGGAGCTCTTCTGGAACCCGGACAACTGGCAGGCGCTTTGCAAGAAATGCCACGATAAGAAGACTGGGAACTTTGACAGCCATCCCGAGTACAGATATTGAGTCGGGAACAAGAACAACTGGAACAAGGGGGCGGGTAAAAATCTCTGCGAGCTTGAGGCTCAGGGACCGGCGCCCCCTCTTCTGTGCGCGAAAAGCGAAAACAAACGGGGTAATACCCCTAGAGGGTATATAGATTTGGAGGAGATGTAAATGGCGAAGGACGGAACGATGCGTGGTGGTCCGCGTTTCGGTCAGGGAAGACCACCGAAGGCAATACAGGAGAAGATCGAAGCCGGGAATCCAGGCGGCAGGAAGCTGCAGATCATGGAAGTCCCTGATGCCACGGACCTTTCCACCAACGTACAAGAGCTATCCGGTGAGGATATGCCGGAGCCGAAGGAATACATGAAACAGCAGCAGAGGAACGGCAAGGACTTCTGCGCTGAGGATGTCTATAAGGAGACCTGGGAATGGCTGAAGGGCAGGGGCTGTGACAAGCTCGTCAACCCGCAGCTCGTATCACAGTATGCGATGACGGTTGCCCGCTGGATTCAGTGCGAGGAAGCGATCAGTGAGTATGGCTTCATTGCCAAGCATCCTACGACGAATGCTGCGATCGCGTCGCCTTACGTTTCCATGTCTCAGAACTACATGAAGCAGGTCAACCAGCTCTGGTATCAGATCTACCAGATCGTGAAGGAGAACTGCCTGACAGACTATGGCGGTCAGACACCGCAGGACGATGCGATG